AATGCAATAAGAGTAAGGAGATCAAGTGATAATACTGAGCAGGATATTGGATTTAGTGGCAATGCCTTAGATACAACTTCATTGACTTCATTTTGCAGCGGGACTAATGGCTTTGTTGTAACTTGGTATGATCAAAGTGGTAATGCAAGAAATGTAATACAATCAACAGCCACTGCACAACCGCAAATTGTAAGTGCAGGAAGTGTATTATTAAAAAATTCTAAAGCTTGTATTACTTGGGACACGACAGATTCTTTATTATTGACTGGATTATCCTTAAGTAATGCTAACGCTTCAATATTTACTGTTGTCGAGCAAACAACAGAAAATAGCAATGGTGGAATAGTGCAATTAATGCCAACTGCTGGGCAAAATGATTATGCAAGTGCAACTTGTTTAATGCTTGAAACGTCATCTGCCTTAAATAGAATGGCATTTTTGAATAATTATGCAAATTTTGAAATATTTGAAACTGGAACGGGTGCAACACCATACGCTTTGAGAACGGCAATAAGAACGTTAAGTTTTGCACAAATTTGGAAAAATACAGTAAATCAAGCAAGTGTAACAGCGACTTTAAGTAGTGGTACATCAACGGGAATATTATTAGGTCAAAGATATTTAGGGGCACTTTCGAATAGTTTAGGATTAAATGGTCCAATGCAAGAAATTGTTATTTACTTAACTGACCAAAGTTCTAATAAATCAGGAATAGAATCTAATATAAACTCATACTATGCAATTTATTAAAGGATATAAATTTAACACAAAATCAGAAGCTATTGCTGCACAAAAGCAATGCGATACTTTTTACGGTATTCCAAAATTTCCTGAAGATATTACAACACATTGGTTAAGTTATAATTTTGCAGAATTAAATATGCCTCAATTTTGGTATATCACTTTTGATGAATCACTTATAACAATTTTAGGGCAGCCAATTGAATTTGAAATAATACAACCACCTTTTAAAATGCCATGAATAACAACATAAACGACACCGCCGCTGAAGGAGCGATAACAGCCACAATGATAAGCGCAATAGCACACTATGCAACTTTATTACAACCTATATTATCATTTTGCGTTGGTATTATGACTTTAATTTCAGCTTTCTTTGCAATCCGTTACTACTACTTAAAAACAAAAAAATGAAACTTAAAGGATATTTCCAACCAACACCAAAAAGATTCAGAATATTAGGGGATAGCATTGCAGCTGCTTCACTTTTTATTGCATCTCAGAATTTAGACAATCCTAAGTTGATGATAATTTCGGGGGTAGTTGGTGCAATTGGAAAATTCATAACAAACTTCTTTACAGATGGAAAACAAATTTAACTTACACAGATTATCGTTTTTAGATGATAGTTTACCGATATTTAAAGAGAATAAAGCAAAGGGTTATATCACTTATGGCTTAGATAATCTTTACCCACAAGAACTTATAAGACTTTATAATAGTAGTCCAAAACATAATGCTATTATCAACCAAAAAGCAGCATATATTGTAGGCGCAAACACGGACATTAAAGGTGCAAACACTACTGATATTGCAGTTACACAAGACTTTTTGGCAAATATCAATGCTTATGAAGATTTTGAAAACCTAAAATCTAAATTAGCACAAGATTATGAGTTGTTTGACGGCTTTGCAATTGAGGTTATTTGGAATAAAGCGAAGACTAAACCAGCAGAATACTATCATTTGCCCTTTCAAAATGTTCGCTTAGGCAAAGATTGTGCATATTATAGCGAAGATTGGCAAAACCAACGTTCAGAAATATGCAAATATCCTTATTTTAACGCAAATACAAGAGAAAATAAACAAGTATTTTATTTTAAATTATATCGTGCTGGCCAAAAAGAATATCCATTGCCATCATATATCGGTGCATTAAGGTATATTGAGATAGATAGCGAAATACAAAACTGGCATTTTAATTCAATCAAAAATGGATTTTCAGCACAAACATTGATTCAATTTTTCAAAGGTATTCCAACACCCGAAGAAATGAGATTAACTGAAAGACGTTTTAAATCTCAAAAAACTGGCACACATAATGCTGGTGGAATGATTATTGGGTATAACGAACCAAGCGAACGACCAGCAGAAATAACCAACTTACAACCAAGTGACTTTGACAAACAATTTTTACAACTAAACGACACAGTAAGGGATGAAATATTTGTCGGTCATCGTATATCTAACCCCGTTTTATTTGGTATTTCTACTGCTGGGGCTTTGGGACAACGTAACGAACTTATTGAGGCATACGAGTTATTTCAACAAGCGTATATTGAACCAAGACAAAAGCAATTTGATTCAGCGTTAAATAGCATTTTAAAGTATGCAGTACCTTGCCAAATTATAACAATTAACAAACCTCCAATCGGGCAAAACTATATTGATTTATATACCAAAGGTGTAATTACTCAAAACGAAGCACGTATAGAATTAGGGTTTGAACCTATTGAAGCAACGCCACAAACAATGTCAAGTGCATATAGTGAAGACGATGTTGTAAATATGTTTTTGGAATGTGGCGAAGACAAAGGAAATTTTGAAGAAGTTAAAATGGAATTTGCAAGTGCAACTGAAACTGCAATTTTACAACTACTAAACGCAAACGATGGGATAACAACGGGGGAACTTGCAAAGTATTTAAAAATAGATACACAAAAAGTAGTCGATACAATTGCAAAGATGACTTCTAACGGACTTATTGACGATGTTCAAGGTAAACTATCAGTTTCAAAATTAGGTACGTCAGAATTAAAAAAAGTAAGTGAACAACAAATTGAAATTCGTTATGAATATGCGCTTGATCCTGCATTTAGTGGTGAACGTAAATTGATAAAAACATCACGTGAATTTTGTAAGCAAATGGTAAATGCAAATAGATTGTATTTAAGAAGTGAAATTGATACAATTAGTGCGAGAGTAGGAAGGGATATTTGGACAGAAAGAGGTGGATGGTACACAATACCTGATACAACAGTTCACATTCACCATTGCCGTCACATTTGGAATAGCAAACTAGTAAGAAAAAAGATATGAGCAACTTTGTATATTTTATAAGCAGTACTTTTTTAAAGGAACATACACCTATAAATGAAAATGTAGATGATAAGATTTTAAAAAATGCTATTCAAGAAGCCCAAGAAATCTACATTCGTGACGTTGTTGGTAGTGGAATTTATAATGAGTTACAAACACAAGCATTTAATAACACCTTAAGCACGGCAAATAAGACACTTTTAGACAGTTATATTGCACCATGTTTAAAATACTACACATTAACTGAATCCATGTTACCTATGACCTTTAAAATGCTAAATAAAACATTAGGGACAAGGACATCGGACAACACACAACCAGTTACAATTGATGAAATGACAATGGTTGAACGTAGATATAGAGACAAAGCAGAATATTACGCACAAAGATTGCGTGAATTTTTACAAGCGAATAGCACTATTTACCCATTATTTTTTAATCCTGGTTCTACTATTGACACTATCAGACCACATAACACCCAAATTTTCGGAGGAATTTATTTACCACCTAATAATGATGAAGACTTCAAAAACTACGATTTCCCAAAAGGGGAAAGTCCGATTAAAAAATGAAAAAAAACTTTTAAATTTTTTAAATGACATTAAATCAGATAATATCGAAGATACAAATTGCAGCGGAAAGCCACAAACAAGTAAATAAATTTATTGTCGGTGAACTTGACTTTACTGAGGAAAATTTAAAGTTTTACCCATTGGTGTGGTTAGTCCCTAATGGGTTCAATTTTGATACTGAGGGGAAAAAAGTCGTTTACAATTTTATGCTTATGGTTTTGGATAGGCATTTTGAAAGTCAAACAAATATGATTGAAGTGTTGAGTGACACGGCACTAATTATGCAAGATATTATTACACTATGCAAAAGAAATACTTACGAAGATGAAGTGTTTTTTAGTGTTAATAGCAATGCTGAGGCAATCATGGATAATAAATCAGATATATTAGCAGGATATGGAGTTGAAATCAATGTTGAAGTACCTTATACCGAGTCTTATTGCGATATTCCTTTGTAGCATATTGTATTTCTATGATAAGCGTGTGGTTTATAATAATAATTCCAAGCGCAGTATTGATACACTTTACTTCCATAAGGAAACAATCATACAAAAAGAAAAAGAAAAACTACAAATAAAATATGACACTATCGAAATACATTTGGCTGATTCTTTTTATAGCACCGAATTTTTGCAAAGGGCAATCAATTTGCATAGATTCATTGA